CTTGGACGGACACAGAGCGCTGCAAGGAGCTTGCGAAGGCGAACCTTTTGGCGGCTCAGCCGAAGGTCGACGCCTGGAGACGGTCAGATGAACATCGTTTTCTCAAGTCTGAGCAGATGACTCGCCAGTGGGCGGATGAAGATTCATCGATATTGGCTGCTCATACGACGGACGAGTTCCGGTCACACATGAGCGATGTTGCGAAGCAGAATTGGAGCGATCCGGAATATCGCGAGCAGCGCGAAGGCGAGAATAATGGTCGCTGGAGGCACGACGTCGACTTGCAACATCTCATTGAGACTGCGGACAGCTATCGATGTCGTAATCGGGATGAGCTGATTAAGTGGTCCAAGTGTTCATGGTCTCTAATTGCGCGAATTTTTAAGCAAAACGGTACTTCGTACAGGGAATTCGCTGTTGAACATATGGTTGGCGGCTATAAGCTTTGCGCAGCCGGCGTTGGTCCTGTCGTGACTCCTGAGGTGACAGCAGGGGTTCAGCCAAGAAATCACTCTGTGGTTTCTGTGAAATTCGTTGGCTACGAGGATTGCTACGACATCACAGTCAAGGAGCATCATAACTTTGCTGTGGCAGCATCTGAACAAAGTGGTGTTTTCGTTCACAATTCGCAAGAAGACGTCAGATTTGCCAGAACTGTCCTTCGGATACAGCGCGAATTGAGGAATGGGCTGAAAAAGATAGCCAGAGTCCATTTAGCGTCGCTTGGAATCAACCCTTCTGCGGTTGATTACGAAGTTTACATGACGGTTCCCAGCGCGATTTTCGAGCTGGCGCAGCTGGAGGTTCGCAATGCGAGGGCTGATTTTGCCGGCAGAATGAGCCAATTTGTATCTTTGCATTGGATTCTTCAGAAGGTTTTTGGTCTTTCTGACACGGAGATTGAGTTCATCATCGGTCAGCGGCACGAGGAGGCGTTGGCTGACGCAGAGATTCAGGCCAAGTCGATGGGGCTCCAAATGGACGTTCAGAACCAGGCAACGGCTCAGGCTGGGGCAACTCAGATGCAGCAGCAGCAGCAGATGGCCCAGGCCCAGGGGGGTCAGCCAGCAGCGGCTCCTAGCAAGCAGCAGTCAGAGGATGCGAGAAATTATTTGCGGACGATGGGTTCGTTGTCCCGCATGTGGCCACAAATAAGACAGCATCATGGTTTCAAGCCAATTACTGAGCAAGAATTGTTTAATGGGAACCGGGAACACGAGAAGCGTGTAGAGGATAATTTAGAAAAAATAATGGACCAATTCCCGGACATGGGTGCTCGTTTGAATGAGTTGGGGCATCTAATTAAAGAGCTATCACAGCACAGTAAATAAAATCGATTACCTCATAATGTTCTGTTGGTTAGGTTGACAGCCGTTTTTATATGACTCTAGTATCTCCTCAGTGATGGGGAATGCTCATGCAGTCAATAACCTTCCTTTCTTGAGGGAGAAAATGGTCCCTCTTGACGAGCTACAGAAGCTTGTCGAGGGATCTTATGAGCAGTCTGTCGCTCTCGTAGAGAGAGCGATTAAGGCTAATCATCATCTTTTCATAGAGAGTGGGGCTGGCAACAATGTTTCGTTGTTGGCGACGTTCACTGACCATGCGGTTGTGGCTACGACTGCGGGCAGATACTATGAAGTTAGCGTTAAGCACATGGACGGTGATGCCATATGCGAAGACGTGAGGGAGCTGGACGTCACGGTAGTAGACCAGTCGAATGCTGCCGAGTACGTACGGGATTTCACGTACAGCGCTGTGGATGCACTTCTTGGTGAGGACATGGAGCTGGCCCGGGACAGGGTTTTGGCATTAGCTTCCTTACAGGAAGAGAAGCATGACCAGGTAGACGGTCGCAGTTACGCTCAGGAGATGTATGACCATCTGGGCGAAGATCGTCCTTGGCGGTATATATTTTCGACACAGAATGCGGAAATCAAGCGACAGGTTGTAGACCAGCTTGAGTCGATTCAGGAGTCTCAGTTTGAGGCAAAGTACAAGCCTTTGTATGAGACGGACGATATTTCCGAGGAGAGATTCGAGGATTATCGAGATTTGGTCAACGGCGATTTACGCGTTGTTGCGGAACGTCTTGAGAAGGCTCAGCACGCGGCAGAGACGGCCTATTTACCATTTGCTGAGTCGGTATCTGACGCTGAGAAAACTGAGGAAGAGGACGATGTAATTAGTCATTTCCAGTTTTTCTCTGAAGATCTGATTAACGATCTTCAACTAACGAGAGAACTCATTTCTGAGGCACTTCAGAATGAAGACTGTGTGATGTGCCTTGGTCAAATATATGACGCGTTGACGGAGTCGCTGGCGAGCTATGAAATTGCCGGGGCTTTTGTTGAGCGTATGGTTCAGGCGTTCGACGAGACGGCGTAGGTCAACAGCTTTAGGCCACGGAGGAGAAGATCCATGATTCACAGATATCCAGTCCATCTAACAACTGTAGAAGAGGACTTCAAAGCAATCGGGATCATTCCTGAAACTCAGCTTGTAGAGTCCCACGATCAGCATGGCAACTTGCTTACTGAGCTTGATAATTCGCAGAATCCTCGTGATATTTCGTCACCGGATCCGAGCACGCTTGGTGGCAACGATGACAGCGGTAGCAGCATTGAGACACGTGCTCGCCATGCGACTGGTCGTCAGCCTCGCCCACGTATTTCTCCGGATGAGCGGAATGACCACGACGATCCGCTGAGTGCTGGTGCAACTCAGCGTGGACGGTCTGCTGGCAAGTACAGTAAGGCTCCTAATTATCGTGAAGATTACGATGATCATGAGGGTGACGAGTACGAAGAGGGTTATGAAGAAGGCCCGGATCCGTCTCATGGTTATAGCCAGTACAAGATTTTGGCGAAAAACATTGGGATGGATGGTGCTTCGGACAAGGGTAAAAAACCTGACCGTGCCGAGGGCAATGCCAAAACCAAGAAGATTGCTGGTATGTCGGAACGTGCGGGCATGGGTCGAGCCGCTGATATTCTCAGTGAAGTCGACGCTCTTGTACGGGGCGCTCAGACGGACGAGAACATTGACAATCTGATTCGTGGATTTTCGCTTCTTGGCGAGAATGCGGCTCTTCTTGCAGATCGGCTTGTTGAGATCTCTGAGAGTTTTGAAGTTGGTCATGTTGTCAGCGCAATGGAAAGTCTGTCGCACAACGCTATCGATGCGTTGGACATTCTGGAAGCGACTGTTTCTTTTCAGAAGGACAAGAAACAGGCCATTAAGAATGGCGAGTACAAAGTGGAAGACGATGAGGATGTTCTTGAAGACATCGCTCTTGTTTTCCAGGAAATGACTCTCGATCTGATGGACGCTGTTGAGTCTTATGATGTCGTTCTTGAGCAGATCTCCGAAGCGTATTACGGAGAAGGCGAAGACGATGATGACGACAGCGATGATGACGACAGCGACAATGATGACGATGACGACGATGACGACGAAAAAAAGTCTGTAAAGAAGAAGATGGAGAGTATGCGCAGAATGTATGGTGGCCGGGGAAACGTCTAAGGCGGCTTTCAGTAGTCGCCGAAGAATTTCGCAAGCGTCGAACTGCTTACTCTTCTGGTCGTAAAGAGGAACTTGGAATAGACCCTGAAATATTTGGCCAAGGAAAATCGACAGCACTTCCAAAACGAAGATTAAAAAAGCCAGATAACGCGATTGAGAAAGATGTCGATTTAACAAAGTCTCCGATTGCTAGAAGCCCGTTTTGTGGGAATTTCAGGTGGAAAATATAAATGCCAGATTTAGACAAACTACTCGTTGACACAATTTCCTTCAGGGCCACGGTCCTGGAGGAAAGCAGTAAAATTCCGGGCGCCAAGTATGTTGCTCGGGGCGAGTTTGCTAGATCTGACAGAGCGACGGAGAACAAGCGTCTTTACCCTCACTCCTTGTGGGAACGTGAGCTTACTCGTATTGGTAAGCAGCTAAACGAGCGCAAGGTTTATGGTGAGCTTGACCATCCGATGGATGGTCGAACGCAGTTGAAGCGGGCTTCTCACATTGTTACTGACCTTCATCTTGAGGGCAGTGTTGTGATTGGTACAGCTCACATCATGGACACCGATGCAGGCCGGAATTTGAAGGCCATCTTAGATGCAGGTGGAGCTGTTGGTGTGTCGTCTCGTGGTTTCGGAACAACGAAACCGAACCTGAAGGGCGAGGATGTCGTTCAGGAAGATTACAAGTTGATGACGTTTGACTTCGTTGCGGAGCCAGCCATGTCATCGGCCTATCCAGAAGTTCAAAAAGAAGACAAAAGCGAATTTCGTCCAATGGAGGCTGCAATGGCAGAAGAATTAACCTTCCGCGATCTTCGCGAGAAGAACCCTACTCTTCATGAATCTTTCATGCAGAGTGCTGAACGCGAATATGAAAATCGCATGGCCGAGGTTTGGGCAAAGAAGATCATGGGGGCCAAAGATGAGGCCACTACCGATCTTCGTTCAGAATTTGCTGAGAAGCTTGAGGCTGCTCTGAAGGAAGCGCGGGTAGAGATTGAAAAATCTGTCCGCGACAGCCTGATGGCGAATCCTGAGGTTGGCGGAGCGAAGCAAGCTCTTGGTGAGATGAAGGATATCCTCCGGAGATTTGTTATCCCGGAAGATGTTGAGCATCTTGTTGGTGAGCGTGAAGAGCACATTGGTGAACTTCAGAATGAAATCGCCGAGCGTGACCTGCACATTGCCAATCTCCAGCAGGAGTGCGACAAGCTTGCGGCCATTGCGAAGAAGGCGGGTTATCTCTACCACCTTGAGAGCAAGATGCAGGGTCTCGACAATGTCGAGTACATTCGCAGCTGCATTGGTAATGTTGGTGAGTACGACAGCCTTGAGGAGATGGAGGAGCGACTGGCTTCTGTCCTTGAGGAAGTTGACCGACGTAATACTCAGCAGAGTGAGCGTGACGATGAGGTTGCGAGGCTTCAGGAGCAGCTAGAGCTGCAGAAGAAGATTTCTGCCAAGGCGCTGGAAGCCACTCAGCAATTGGCTGCTCGTGTTTACCTTGAGCAGCGTTTGACGAACCATCCAGAGGCTGGTGCTGCCCGCGCTTTGGTTGAGTCTCGTGAGCCTTCGACGAAGGAAGAGGTCGACAGGTTGCTTGATTCGGTTCGCTCTCGTCCTTCCATGACGGAGGACATTGAGACTACGAGGATGCGCGTTCGTCAGCTGGTTAACAGCAGCACACGCGAGTACTTGCAGGAAGATCAGCATAACGGTCCGAAGGGCGGTCGCAATGGGGCCGGTCAAAATTATAACGGGCTGGGAGCCCCATTAGAAGAGATCCGCAATCTGGCTGGGTACGAAGACCCTAACAGTAACTAAGTGGACTTGGAGGAAGCATCATGGAAGCAAGACAACTAGTGTTGAACGAGTCCCGTAAGTCCATTACAGATAAGGGCTTCGTGTCTCAACTCATCGGCAAATGGGGTGAGCTACTGGATGGGATTGAAAATCCCTATACCCGTGGCGTTACCGCAATGCTCATGGAAAATGAGAGCCAATGGCTCCAGAGCTTGGAAGAAGAGACCAAGACGATTAACGTCGGTTCCTTCACCAAATTCATTTTCCCTGTCCTTCGTCGGGTCTTCCCGAACCTTATCGCGAACGAGATTGTCTCTGTTCAGCCGATGACGGCTCCGGTTGGCGCGGTGTTCTTCTTCGATTACAAATATGGATCGAACAAGGGCGTCGTTAACGCAGGCGACATCTTCCCACGCGACTTCAACCGGGACTACTCTTCGGAGCTGGTAACCCAGGAGCGAGTCGGAACGGGTAACGGCACCGATTTTGGTGGTGCAGGCGCGGCCCTTACGGCAGTGCTCGCATGGAATCCAGTTCGACCGTTGAATGCCTCGCTTGGTTTCTCGGCTGTTATCGAAGAGCGGCTTGCTGCTGATAATACGGTTATCGTTCAGGCTGCAACAGACAACGGTTCTGGTGGATTCACCGGTGCAGTTGCTGCTGGCGCAGTGAACTATGGTTCTGGTGCTCTTACAGCGTTCAAATTCACGGCAGCTCCGGCGAACGGCAACCCGATTGTAGCGACGTACTACTACGATGGTGAGCTGAACACGAAGATTCCGCAGGTCAACCTTGACATTACGCGTCAGCCGATTGAAGCGGTTCCGCGTCGTCTGAAGGCTCTGTGGAGTAGTGAAGCGGCTGAGGACCTTCGGGCGTTCCATGGTTTGGATGCTGAGACCGAGTTGGTTTCGGGTATCGCTCAGGAGATTGCTCTTGAGATTGACCGTGAAATCATCAACGACTTGTTTGTCACTTCGGCGAACAACAGCGCCATTGGTTTGGTTGACACGTTCTCGTTGACGCCTCCTGCTGGTATCAGTGAAATCGACCATCTTCGGTCGATGATTACTAAAATCAGCAAGGTTTCTAACTTGATTCACAAAGCCACGTTGCGTGCGCCGGCCAACTTCTTGGTGACGTCACCTGAGATTTCGGCTCGCATTTCGCAGCTCACCACGCACGGCGACTTCCGGCCTCTTTGGGTTAGTGGCGGAGCTTCTCCGTACGGACCAGCTGACATGCCTCGCCCGCTGACGCAGCATGGTCAGTTTGGTATCTACAAAGTCGGAACCCTGATGAACAAGTGGGTTCTGTACGAAGATCCATTCTTCCAGTCTGATGCGATGCTGGTTGGTCTTAAGGGTGCTTCGTTCTTGGATGCAGGATTTGTATGGGCTCCGTATATACCTTTGCAAGTAACTCCGACTTTCCTCGATCCTGCTGATTTCTCATTCCGCAAGGGTCTGAGAACGCGTTACGGCAAGAAAGTTCTCCGTTCGGAATACTACGGACGTATTACTTTCTCTGGTCTATAAGAACAGGTAGTTAAAGGTTTTTACATAGGACGACCCCGGTAAAGTTGCCGGGGTCGTTTTTGTTTTATGACCCGACTGATTTTACGGTGATATCACGTAAATTCTATTGGGTCAAACATAAACTTTACCGGGTCATCTATCTGTGGTATGACGTAGTCATGGCAAGAACAGGTCGGTGTGATCCGTTTATATATGGACTGGCAGATCCTCAGGTGGATGACGAGGTTTTGGCGCTTCGGTATGTGGGTCAAACGCGGGTGGGGA